TTACCTGAAAACCCCGTTTGGGAACTGGTGCGCGTTGCGCTAAACGGAAAACAGTCAAACACCAGTAAAGCGGTTTCTATTTGTGTGCGACTTTTTTCCAAAAGTGCGCCTGCGGTTAAAATGCTTGTATCTTACGCCGATAGCGACCAAGACCACACGGGAACAATTTATCAAGCTATGAATTGGATTTTCACACAAAGTCAAGTTACTTGTCCAAGGTGGATTGACCCAGCAACAAAAAAAGAAATACACAACAGGAGGGTTGATGCAAAAGGGTATATATTAGAAGCTGGAAAAAAAGTATTTTGCAAAAAGCCAAGTGAGTTATTGAAAATTGAAACTGGAGTAAAACACAAATACATTTACCCTTTGCATAAATCCGTTGTACCTTTGTGCAAATCATTGGCTAAGCCATATCCTAAAAAAGCGCTGGAAGTTCATGTGGTTGAATGCCCCGTTTCCGACGGGGAGGTAGGCGGTTCGAATCCGACCCCAGCGCTCTAAACTCCGTAAATTCACCGTTATGGAAATGCGACAAGGCCGCAACGGAGGCAAACTCAAAACTGGAAACGTTGGCAACAAAGGCCGTCCTAAAATGCCTGACCTCCGAGAAGCCGTGGCCGCTGTTTTGGCTGATGAAAAAGACGGCGTGACGGCATTGGACGCGGTGCTAAAAAAGCTACGCCAGTTAGCCGTACAGGGCAATTTGAAGGCCGCTGATATGCTGCTCGACCGCGCTTATGGGAAGCCCGCGCAAACGCTGAACACAACAGACCAAGACGGTAATATCGTGCCTTTGCAGGTGGTAATTCAAGCGCCGCCGCCTAATTTGGCCAGTGATGACTAACGGCAAAATACACATTACGACGTCGCCCATATTTAGCTGGGTGTGGCAGCGCATAGCCGCGGCGCAGGTGGGGCAATATGGAGCCGTGCCGGTACTGATATTGCAGGGCGGCACATCGTCGGGGAAGACCTATTCCACCATCCAAGCGCTGTTTGCTTTCTGCATCAATAACCCGATCGTCAACGGTAAACCGACCGTGATAACGGTGGTGGGGCAAGACGTGCCGAACCTGAAGAAGGGCGCGCTGCTGGACGCGGAGCGCATCGCGGAGACGTTTATGGAGGGCATCGAGCGCTACCATAGAACCGACAAAGAGTATCTATTTAAGAACGGCGCAAAAATCCAATTTACCAGCTACGAAACCGCGCAGGACGCGAAGGCAGGCAAGCGGGACATCCTGTTTGTAAACGAGGCGCAGGGCATATCGCACGAGATATTTTCTCAATTGAAAATGCGCACCTCGGTCGCCGCTATCATTGACTATAACCCCGACACGCCTTTCTGGGCGCACGAATTGTACAAGGCGCAGGCGCTGGCGGATGGCACGTTTTGCCGAACTACCTATCTCGATAACCCATATTTGCCCGAGCAGGTGCGCGCATCAATCGAGGAGCGGGCCGCGCGTGACGAGAACTTCCGCCGCGTCTATGCAGAAGGGCGGACTGGCGGCACCGAAAACCTCATCTATCCACGGGTTGAAACGTGGCCCACGTTCCCCGACGGTGGCCGCCGCCTTGGTTACGGCCTTGACTTTGGTTACACCGACCCGCTGGCGCTCGTGGAGTGCTGCGAACACGGCGAGACGGTGTACGCAAAAGAGTTATTGTACGAGAGCGGGCTAACAATGACGGCCCTCGTAAAGCGGCTGGCCGAGCTCAATGTATCGAAGCGCCTACCCATTTGGGCGGACGGCGCACGTCCCGAAATGATAACCGAGTTACGGCGATATGGCTACAATGTGGCCGCCGCAAAGAAGGGCGCCAACTCCGTGCTGTACGGCATCCAAACACTGGCGCAATATCCCATCCGCGCAATAGGCTACAACCTGAACCGCGAGTTCAGGCAATACAAATGGAAGCTGCACGCCGCCACCGGTAAGACCATTCAGGAGCCGAGCGCCTCGGATGACCACGCGCTCGACGCACTGAGGTACTGGGCCATTATGAATTTATCCGCAAGGCCAAAGCACAATCGATTTTTTTCTGCTTAATCATTTCTAAATTTGCACTTTATGAAGCACAAACAAGCCATCCAAGAGTTCAAAGCCGCCCTTGACGCAATGGTTCAAGAGCGCGAAATCCGCGTTGACTATGCTAACCAGCTTATTCGCCTGATGCGGATCTATATGCCGCAGTACGCTGGCCCCTGTGGGTTTGGCGGGTCGTTCGATTTTGTCGCCCCACGCGGCCAACAAACGACGTTTAGGCGTACGATGAGCGCCGCCGCGCCCGTTACCGAGGCCACGCCGCAAAAAAAAAGCGCTGCGGAACCTGTGGAGGTAGATAGCATCGTCCCGACCTACGACACCGCCGCCGTCCTGCAACAGATTGGAGCCGAAAGCATCGAGGCAATTACGCCCGAACAGGTTGTCGCCCTTCGTGGAATGGCCGCCGACCTTGGTTTGTCCGTCGGCCCTGCCTCAAAACCCGCTACGATAATCGCCAAAATCGTCGAGGCTTATGCGGGTGCTTAAAGCGGTCGGCCCCGAGGGCTCGGTACTTACGTTCAATATCCCCAACCACGCCAGTGAGGTGTCGGTTGGGGCCTTTTTTGAGGCGCATATTGCCTATTACTCGATGATGCAAGCCATCAAAAACGAGGCCGAGGGCAAACAGGGCGACCTGCCTATGCATATGTACTTAAACGCGCTGGCGTGGTCGCTCCGCCCCTATATGGACGGTAAAAACCCGTTGGACGTGGTATTGGTGGGCGAAAGCGAGACCGACATCGCGGCAATGCTTATGGGTGCCGTCGAGGGAATCGCCAACTGTATGGTGAAGTACGAGCACAAAAAGCCCGATAATGAGTTCGAGTTTGGCGGCAAAACGTGGTATTTGTGTGAGCAAGCCGTCAATTATCGCGACAAAAAAGGCGCTGGGTTCAGCGTGAAGCAGGTCGCCCAATCGCTGCTGCTGGAAGAATACTACAACAACTTCCTCGAATTTAAGCTGGCCAAAGAGGTCGAGCGGGTAATCGAGGAGCGGGCGGCGATTAACGCCTCCGAGCTGTATATGACCCCGACGCGCATCTTCCTCGCACAGATGGCGCTGTTTCTGCGCAATTCGCCGAACGAACCGCTGCCGACTACTCAGGAAGCTTTTGACCACTGGCACGCGGCGCGCATTACCGAAATTGAGCAAATGCCGCTATCGGTCGCGCTCGATATCCGCAACTTTTTTTTTCTTACATCGCTGCCCTCAGCGGCGACCCCATCTTCGGCAACTGGTTCAAGCCCCCAAAGCCCCCAACGTTCAAAGAAAGCCCCGAGCAAATCCGCATCCGCAACTGGCGGGAAAGGCACGAAGAAGGCAAGGGCCGCGAACAATCCATTTATGGCCGCCTTTGGAAGACAGGGGCGTGGCAAACGTGGGTAGAAATGCTGCAGTGTCCATTTTTTGATGCAATACTAATCGCAATCGCAACCGAACACCCGTAATGTCTAATAAGCTTTTAATCAAAACTACTTTATACGGTTGTAAATGCCTATATATTGGCGTTTTATATGCGTTTATTATCTAAAAAAGCGTTTAAAAAGCGTCTAAAAATTTGCTTTATATGACAATTATAGACATTTACAGGGCCTTTGCGCTGGCCGTCGAGAACGCTCCGCTGGTGCTGGAGGCGCAGAACCTACGCCCCAACACGTTCGCCACGGTCAATTTTGCAAGCGAATTGCAATCCAACAACGGTGGCAAAACTCAGGTGGACGCAGAGGCGGGGACGTTTTTCAGCAGACCATACGCGGAAAGCGGATATCAGGGCGCGGAATTGACGTTGGCCCACCCGTTGGTGCTGATGGAGGTCACTCAGGGTAGCGGCACTATGTCGCAATACCGTCTTTCGTTTAGTATGTCGGTGTTGGATGTTATCCTTCCTTACGATGCAACAAGCCAGATGGCGCCGCGCACGGTGGACCAGATTGTGGCCGACTGCATCCAAATCGGCTACAATACGCTTTCGGTCGCCCGTCAAACGACGATAAACGGCGTGCCGCTCGACCGCTACATTCCCGCGTTCACGGCCGTGTCCGTGACCCCGCTAACTGGCGGCACGGTGCAGCGCCACGTGGGCGCTTCGTTCCGCTTTGAGGTGCCTCTCATGGCTCCGTGTGCCGACTACTCCGCGCCCGCGCAGGTTGACCCACCGAGTTATCCGCCCTGCTGCCGCGAAATCGAAATCCGCAACAACGGCACCTACATACAGTACCGCTACGTTGGCGAGGTAGATTGGATTGACCTTGTTGCGCTGGCCGACATCACGGGGCCTGCAGGCCCACAGGGCGACCCGGGCGAAGCGGCGACCATCGAGGTAGGTACGGTCACGACGGTGCCGTATGGCGACCCCGCGACGGTTACGAACGTTGGCACCAACACGGATGCAATCTTTGATTTTGAGATTCCCGAAGGGCCGCAGGGCGACCAAGGCGACCCCGGGCCGCAGGGGCCGCAAGGCGACCCGGGCCCTCCCGGGCCTCCGGGCCCCATCGTTCCGCTTTGCGATATTTTGACTGAGGGTAATACCGCCTGTTTGGATATCAATATGGACGGCAACGACCTCACAAACGTGGGCTCCATTGACTTCGACACAACGCCCGCCAACGTCGGGGCCGTGGCGCGCCTGCAATGGAACGACACGGACGGCACGTTGGATTTGGGCCTGAAGGGTGGCGCGGTTACGCTTCAGGTCGGCGAGGAGGTAGTGGCCCGAGTAGTCAATAAGACGGGCACGAATTTAACAGAAGCGGGCTATGCGGTTGTTCGAGTAAATGACGCGCAGGGCCAACGGCTGGCGGTGGATTTTGCGCAGGCGGACACCGCCGCAAATGCGCGCGGCACGCTCGGTGTCGTGACAGAAAATATCGCCGTCAACCAAGAAGGATTTATTACCTTGCTTGGGCAGGTGCGCGAAATTGACACGACTGGCACGATGCAGGGGGAAACGTGGTCCGACGGTGATGAGCTTTGGTTGTCGCCCACGGTGGCGGGCGGCCTTACAAACGTACGCCCCACGGCTCCAAACTTCAAAGTGTCGGTCGGGTATGTCGAGTATGCACACGCCAACCACGGCAAAATCTTTGTGCGCGTCGGGGAAGCGATTGGATTCGACGACCTGCACAATATGAATCAAACCAACAGCGAGGCCGCGGGGCAGGTGATGACGTGGCAAAGCGGCGGTTTTGGTCAATTTGTAACGCCACCTTATCCGATCGTTCGGAAAAGCTCGGTGCCGCAATCGGTAACGGGCACCACGGCACAAACGATTTTGCAGTCCATTTACATACCTGCCAACACTTTTGCGGCTGGCGACATTATTGAGTGTCGCTACCGTATCACGAAGGTGGGCACGGCTGGTGGATGGGTCGGGCGTATCAACGTCAACACGTCCAACACAATTGCTGGAGCTACAATCATACAGACCAACTCAATGACGAGCGCAATACTATTCGCTTCCTACCTTCGTCACTTAAATATCATAAACGCGGTTACGCAAACCCAGCACTGGGCCGTAACTTCATCGGTTGCGCTGGATATTGTAACGCCGAACGCCACGGCGGTAAGCCTTACGGCTATTGATTGGACGGTTGACCAATATATCTTCACCACGATTAGCCTTAGCAGCGCCCTCGATACTGGCCAATCGTCTTTTTTGCTCGTTACAAAATACTGATATGCGTATTGTGCCATCCACGTCTTATGGCGTACCGCTGGAGCCCATTATTCCGCCAATGCCGACGGTATTCGACGGCCTGCACCTGTGGGTTTTTGATACCACAGAGGAATACGTTAAATGGGTTAACGACAACTGCCCGCCACCGCCCGAAACAACCGAACCGACCGATGGACTTGACGCTTGACCTTATCGCTGCCCTCAATACGGCGCTGAACGATGCAGCCGTGGACTTGCTTATCGAATTGGAGGCGCAGGGCCACCGCAACACGGGCGCGCTGGAGGCAAGCATCAAGGTTGATGTTAAGCTCGAGGGCCGAAAAATCGTCGGCGAGGTGAGCGGCCTCGATTATATCGACTACATAAACCGCCGTACACGCCACAGCCGCGTGGCCGGCGCTCAGGTCGCAGGGCTATTCGAGTGGTGGAAAGCCAAAGGCCTGTCGGATAAGGAAGCGCGCAGCGCCGCGTTTGCGACCGCCGTTAACCAAGTCAAATATGGCAGCCCGACGCCCGCCGCATTTCGCTACACGTCCAACGGTAAGCGCACAGGGGCAATCCAAGCGGCGTTCGGCAACGTCGGCAATGACATAGGCCAACAATTAGCGGCGGCGGCCAACGCAACCATTACGGCGGCGTTTACGCCCCAACTAAACCGTGAACTTCAACGAATTTAACAATGGCAGAACAGGTAGTTTTTTTCCGTGTAGAGGCCGAGGGCGTCGGCGATTTGGTGGACCAACTTGGTCTGCTTCGTCGTGAGGCAACAAGCCTGCAAAAAGAGATGAGGTCGGCCACCGACCCAGCGACGTACACGAAGCTAAATAGGCAGCTTTTCGAGAATAAGGAAAGCCAACAAGCCATAACCAAGGCAATCAAAGAGCAAACGAAGGCCACCAAGGAGCAAACAACGTTTGCAGAAGGTTCCTATCGTGCGCTAAATAAGGAGTTGGTGGACTTACGGCGAGCTTACAAGGAGCTATCTCAGGCGGAGCGCGAAGGCCCGGGCGGCGCGGACAGCCTAAAGCGCATTCAGCAGCTTGACCTCGAATTAAAGCAGCTCGACAGCACAATGGGGCAGTTTCAGCGCAACGTTGGCAACTACCCGGGCGGCGGGTTCGGTGCTTTTGTTGGCGGGATTGAGGGCCTCGGCGGGCCGCTGGGCGACTTTATCGGCAACGTTCAGGGGCTTATGAATCCGCTACAAGACCTTGCAAGCGGTTTGGGCTCCATTGGAGGCGGCCCCGCGGCATCGGCCACGGCTGGGATGGAGGGCTTGGGCGTTGCTGCTGGTGGTGTTGGCGCTGGCGCAATGGCGGCCACGGCTGGCATAGCAGCGGCGGCAATTGTGATAGGCAAAGGCGTGTCGAACGCAATGGCGTTTGAAGACGCGTTCGCGCAGCTTTCGGCCACGTTGGGCGTATCGGGCGAAGAAGCCGACCGCCTGAAACAGCGCATTGACGAATTGCAGGTCATCACCCTGTCTGGCGGCGCGGAAATCGTTTCCACGTCCACGGAAATCGCTGATGCGTTCACAATCGTAGGCAGCGCGGCCCCGCAGCTTTTGAAGAACCAAGCGGCGCTGCAAGCCGTATCGAAGGAGGTAATCGTCTTTTCAAAATCCGCTGGCACAGACCTAACGGAGGCCGCGCGGGTGGTAACTGGCGCGATTAACTTGTTTGGCCTTGAGGCCTCGGATGCGGCGCGCGTTATCAACGTGCTGGCTGCTGGCGAAAAGGAAGGCAGCGCCACCACATTGGAGGCCGCCGATGCGCTCGAAAAGGCTGGCGGCGCGGCTCGGATAACAGGCGCTTCAATCGAAGAGACGACCGCTGCAATTCAGTTGTTGGCAAAGGATAGCTTAAAGGGGAGCGAGGCAGGTACGCAGTTGCGGAACGTGTTTTTGAACCTTGCAACGGCGGACGTGTTGCCCGCAAAGGCACAGGAGGCGTTTAAGCGGACTGGTGTAAATGTCAAGTTGTTAACCGATACCACTATTCCGCTAACCGAAAGGCTTGGCGAATTGAGCAAAATTCAGGGCGATACGGCTGCAATTACCGAGATATTCGGCAAGGAAAACGTTAACGCGGCGCTGTCGCTTATTAAGTATCGAGACGAATTTCCAAAGCTAACCAGCGCCATTACAGGCACTAATACGGCGTATGACCAAGCGGCAACAAAGCAGGAAACGCTGTCGGCCAGAATCGAGAACCTGACCAATCGGGTAAACAACGCATTGACGGTTATTGGGCAGTTCTTTTTGCCTGTAATTGAATCTATGTTTGATGTCGGCCAATATGTATTGTCTGTTTATGGCGATTTGGCAGATGCAATAGGTGATTTAACTGGCGATTTAGGCGATGCGGGTGATGCTGGAGAAGCTTTTGGCAATGCATTTTCATATATTGGAAAGGCTTTTTATTCTTTTGTTTTAGGCCCGTTCAAGGCTTTGACATTTGCGCTCCGCGAATTGCCCGCCGTTTGGGCAGGTGTTACGGCAGTTATCGGTTCGCTTCCCGAGTTTTTGTTCGACATCTTTAAGGATGCAATAACCAAGGTGCAGATATTCGGGTTACGTACGAAAGCAACCTTCAAGGATGCGGCGGAATTTATTACGCTTGGCCTTGCTAACGGCGGTGCGGAAATCACGGCCGAGGCCGACCGCTTGCAGGCCGAACTGGTGGCCCGACAGCAAAACAATGTAAACCTAATAGACAAGTTTGCGGAGGCGTACAACGCAACCAAAGCAAAACAGGCGGAAGCATCGAAGCAGGCGGCTGAACAGATACAAAAACAGGCGGATGCTGAGGCGGCAGCAGCGGCATTGGCCGAAGAGTTAGCCAAAAAGGAAGCCGAGCGCTTGGAACAACTTGAAAAGGACAAAGAAGCAGCAGCCGAAGCGGCCAAAAAGCGCGAGGCCGAAGCCAAAAAACGCGCTGAAGAGGATGCTAAGCGGGCCGAAATCGAGCGCCGCAACCTTAATTTTCTTCGGGAGGAGCTGGCAAAGGTTGAGGCGCAGCTCAAAACCTACACGGATAAGAGCCTAATCCCGACCGAGCTGCTGAAAAATTATCAATCCCTCAAAAGCGAAATTCAAAGCACGGAGAAGGCGCTCGAAGAATTGTTCAAGCAGGTAGCGCCTGAGGTAGTAGTTACGGCCGTCACTGACAAAACGAGTATCCAAAAGGTCGTAAAAGACTTTAACGATATGAATTACAGTATGCTGCTTAATAGGCAAAGTGCCCAAGACCAAGAATCGAAGGTTGTGCAGGACGGTGGGAAACGTGATGCGGATGCGTTTATAAATATTGAAGAATTGAAAAAAAAGCGTGGGGAAGAGCTTAAAAAAGCACTGATAGACGCGTCTTTTAAGTTGGCCAAAGATGCAAACGACGCTATCTTCAAGCTGGACGAAGAGAACGATAAGCGGCGTTTGGATAAGCAGTTGGAATTACTTGAACAACAAGAGGCGCAACAACTCGAATTAGTCGAGGGCAACGCGCAGGCCGAACAGGATGTGCGGGAGCAATTCGCGCAACAGCGGGAGCAGTTGGAGCGGGAGGCGTTCGAGAAGAAGAAGGAACGCGATATTGCGCAGGCCATTATGAACGCGGCGCTGGCAATTACTCAGGTATTTGCCACGACCCCGTTTCCTCTTTCTATTATCGCCGCGGCGCTTACGGCGGCCACGACAGCCGTACAAATTGCCACCATTGCGGCTCAAGAATACGCCCTCGGTGGCCGTATCGGCGACGGCTTCGATGCTCCAAAGGCGGAACACGGTATCTTCGTTGGCCCTTCCCACGCTGGCGGCGGCATCAATACACGCCTGTCGGGCCGCCGCGTGAACGTCGAGGGCGGCGAATACTTCGAGCGGCTGGCGGACGGGTCGTCTGTCGTGGTGAATAAGCGCTCGACCTCGCGGTTTAGGTCGGCACTAATGGCACAGGCGGGCCGTAATTACCCGGGCAAACTGGCGGCCCTGTCGGCTATAAACCAATACGGTGGCGGCGTTCCGCTGATGGCCACGGGCGGCGTGGTGGCCCCAATGACGAACGCGGGCGGCGCGCAGTCCACGGCCCAACTGGAATTGCTCGGGCTGGCGCTGGACAAACTTTCGAACCGAGTCCCCGTCCTGACCCTTCAATCATTCGACACGGTGAACGCTCGGGCGAACCAAGTCAAAACACTTCAAGGCTTATAATCATATGGCTTACACCTTACAACCACTCGACACGGTAAACGCTGGATGCGACAATCAACCGTTTTGGACGGAGATAGACGCGGCGACCTACCCCGACGTGTACCGCGCAAAGATTGAACTGTCCTTCAACGGCACGACCTACCAAGCCAACGGCAACACGGCGTATCTCGTGGCCGATGCGGAGCAGCTGGACTACTATACGAAAGAGTTCCGCTGGGATGCGTCGAGCGTCATTCGCGAATGGTTCGCACGTGAGCAGCGGGGCGCGGGCGACCTGCCGCTGTGCTTCCAATCGTCTTTGATTGGCTTCAACGGCATCTCGGACTTGGTTGACAGCTATGCGCTGATTGACTGCACGGCTAAATACTTTGAGGTCAACGCGCAAAACCACGAAGTAGCGAGCGCCTGCCCCGACGATACAAGCCTTTCGCTGACGTACATCAATGCTTCGACCCAGTTCGATGAGGTCATGAACCTAAACGCGTTCAACCCCGACGTTGTGGCTAAGGCTCGCTTCCTAACAAATTGTCCACAAAGGCAGCTAATACGCAATGACGAAGCGGCATTTTTGTCCTTCATCACCAATCGCGGGTGCAAGGAAAGCGGCGGAGAAACGGCGGTGCTGTACCGTGGCTATTCGGCGAGCGGTGCGCAGTTGTGGTCTCGTACGCTGTTTGTGGACGGTGTCGAGTTTGGTGTTAACCAAGTACCTACTGGCCTCCGACAGCTCAAGCAAATGAATGCGGATGGGAGCTTCGACCTGCAAAGCGGCACCTTTACGGTGGATGTGGACGGCTACACGGTCGTGGCTGGCTGTTTTGTCGAGGGCGATGGTTTTACTGAGTACACGGAAACGTATGTGTATGAAATAGCCGACTATTGCGGCGTGAGGATCCACTTCAAAAACACGTTTGGCGTGGTGGATAGCATCACGTTCACGGGTATCAACCATATAAACAACAGCCCCGTATCGCGTTTCTTCAGCCGAATAATCGACAATACCGTACCGCAAACGCCGCAGCAGTACGGCCGGGCCAAATATGGCTCCACCGACTACGACATTTATCGCCTTTCGATTGACGATTTGAACGAAGCGCAGCGCGAATGGCTGCGCGAATTGCAGGTTTCCCCGCTCGTTTGCACCGAAATTGGTGGATTTTCCGGCAAGACTGGCGGCGATTTTGAGTTTTTGCCTGTGGTTGTGGACGATGTGGACGGCCTTGTGTACGACAGGACGCTGTCGGTTTATCCTTTGGAGCTCACAATGCGCGTGGCGCGCGATAAATTCCGCTCGGTAATATGATGGTCAAAATCAAAATTTACCCGCCTCAGGGCGGACTTCCTCAGTTTATCGACATCGAAGGGCCCGACGCTCTCGTGGATGCGCTGGTGCTCGACCTACGTCCGACGGATGCGGAAAACGTATTGAAGGGCGGAGCCACGGAATACTCGTTTGATGCGCCCCAAACACCGTCCAATCGCGCACTGTTCGACGACTGGCAACAGTACCAACGGGACGCAGGAACGGCCTATCTATACCGCGACGCGGTGTTGGAAGTGGACGGTTTCCCCGCGCGCCTCGGGAAAATCGCGCTGATGAGTACCACGGACGATGTCGCGCGCCTCACGATGTTCTTTGACAGCGAAGACCCGTTTAGGAATTTGCAGGATTTGCGCGTGAATGAGTTGGACTGGGATGTGAAGGATAGCGATATTTCTTCATTGACAAACAATGCAAATTTTTTTAACGACACATCCAATGTGCTGGCCGCTCCCGCCAAGCTCCGCTCGTGGCCCGTTGATGGTGGTGGCGACCGAGTAGCTACTAACGCGGACTTTTATCCGTGCATTTCGGTAAAGTCGCTATTCTACCAAGCCTTCCAACGCACGACTCCGACCGCTCCCGCGTCGATTGACTTTGACCCGCAATGGACGGCGGCGGCCAACTTTGAAAACTTGGTGATTTTCCTCAATAAGAACCGCGATTATGATAAGGAGTATTTGCGGCGCAATTATGGAGTATTTGCAGGGCAAAATACCTTTACGCTGGCCGTGGGTGCTGGCATTGTCAATAACGGCGCAACCGATTTTATTAACAACGATACCACAGAAGGATTTTATGACAATGCAGGGGCCTACGCTTATGGCGCTGGCGTTTCGCGTTTTACGGCTCCGCTTGCTGGCAACTATCGGTTTAATGTTACTTTTCAAACTGGCAATGTCTTTCCCGCTGGCCTAAACCAAATGGGTTTTCGCTTTATGCTGAACGCCGTTCTGCTTACGGCACAAACGGGCCCCGCGATGTATAACGGCACAGGCTATGTATTTACGTTTACGGCGGCGAATGTTGCGATGCTGGCGGGTGATACAATGGACTTTGAATGGGTAAGTGGTTCCGTGGGCGGATTTTGGCCTATCGAAACGGTCGGCCTAACAATAGAAATGCAAGCCGACAGTTATGCGGCGGGAAATACCGACATGATAACGGGTGCATGGATACCCTCCGACCTATCTGTGGCCGACGTTATGCGCGACGTATTTCGGATGTTCAATTTGCGGATATTCTACGACAATATTCGCCAACACTTGAGCATTGCACCCGCGCGCCGCTGGTCAAACCAACTAACGGGCGGCACTCCGTCAAATGCGGGCTTTATGTGGGCCGACCCCGTGGATTGGACGGCGCAGGTTGTGGAACCGCCACAGGAAACGATTGTCGAGCGTTGGGCGTGGGATTATATGCTACGTTATGCCGACCCCGCGGATGCGTGGCTGGAGGAGCAAAGCGCGCTATCGGAGGTGCCAAGCGCTGGCGGACGTATCAATACTGGGCGATATGGCAGCCAAAGAAACGAAGTCGAAATGGAGGGCTTGGCAATGGCTCATATCTTTGACGCAACCGTTAGCAATCCCGCGTTCCCAACGGTATTGGTTCCAATGCTGTTAAACGAAAATCACGAATTGAACCCTGTCGGGCAAACAGATTTTAACACGGATGACAGCCTGTTTTATTTAATGGCAGGCACGGCGGAACTTGCTGCTGATTATGGACAATTACGCGTGTACAACATATCAAGCGCAACAACGTCCTATATAAAT